GAGTGAGGGTTTAAATGAAAACGGAATTGGTGTTGTAAACTCAGCGCTATTAGTTGGACACGATGAAGCTGAACATAAGATTGTAAAGAAAGGTGGAAAACCTGGACCTGATGGTGATAAGATGAGAAACATCATTAAGCAACCTACTCTAATAGATGCAGTACGAGCTGCACTATCATATAAGGGTAAGAGTGGATTGTCTTTGAAAGGTCATACATTTGTATCATCTACAAAACATATGGTTAGTATTGAAACTACATCAAAGCATAAGCCTGATGTTAAACTTCAAAACTCCGAATCACCTGTTGTTCGTACAAATCACGGACATATGTTCACCGATGCTGGATATACAAATGGTGAAAAATATCTAAGTTCAAAATTGAGAAAGATATCAGCTGAGAAATCAGTTGATAAGGTAGAAGATTGGAAAGCAATAGCACAAGCTATGAGAAAGGAATACTTTCCAAAGAAACCTCAATTGAATATGAAAAGAGATACGGAAGAAATGTCTACTTCTTCGCAAACGGTAATGAATCTGACAGACCGTATATTACAAATAACTTACTTTAAAGGTAAGGTGGATGAATTCAAAGGTATTAATAGACAATTGCCTGAAGGATATCAACCAAAGATTACAATCGAAGTAATCCCAATTTAATTTCAACATTTTAATAGAACCATATTTATATACATACAAAATGTAAATATATTAATATGTCAACAGAATTCGAATTATTCAAAGGTAAATCATTAAGTGGTCTTTTTGAGGATATCTATAACAACCAAGTTTCTAAAAAAACAAAGATTAGTGCTCTAATAGAGGAACTAAAGAAAATGGTTAGACACGCAGGAGACATGGGAACTTTGGGTCCTGTTATTGGTGGACTAATTGATAGTTCAGTTAGGAATGATGACCAATTAGTTAAATTAGCAACAATAGCAACTAAGATTATAGCGTCTGAAAAGAAAACCGAAGGACAGGAAGGATTCTTATCAGCATTTGAGAAAGAACAATTACTTAGAGATTTGGAAGATACTAAGCAGGAAGTTGAAAGAGTTGATGATTTGGAATTTGAGTTAGATGAATTAAAAAAGAAAATGAAATAATATGGGATTTAACGATAGAATATTACATAGTAACGCATCTGCAAAAACTAATATAAATCTAATACCCAAAAATACGGGTGTAGTATATGATATTTGTTTAGATGATTCACATGAAATAGCTAAGCAAACTAAAGGTGGTGGAGCATTTATAGGGTCTATTAGATTTAGAAACCCGAATAATTTATCAGCAGATTCATCTCAATTATCAATAGCGCACCCAGCTGATAAAAATTTTATAAACATTCCTCTAAAGAATGAAATAGTAAAAATACATGAAAGTGATACTGGGCAATACACTTATAGTAGAATTGGTAACGAAGCAAATCCATCAATATCTGCAAATTCAAATTTAATAAAAAATAAATTTCCCGAAAAACCACAAGCACAAAATACAGCAAAAAATTATAAAAGCGTAGCTATTACGGGAATTCCAAAATCAAATAAAGGAGATTCTGATTTATATAGTGGATTTGGTAAATACTACAATCCTCAAGAAAAACTTCACAAATTAAAATTATATGAAGGTGATTCTTTAATACAATCTAGATTTGGTCAATCAATAAGATTTTCTGGGTTTAATAATCCAAAAAATAGATTTGCACCAAATATAATAATTAGAAATGGTGAATCTGCTGATAATAGAAAAAAAGAAGAAAATTCAAATGTTGAAGAAGATATTAATAAAGATGGTTCAATAATAGCTTTAACATCTGGAGAATATCAATTAGGATTCATACCGGGAATAGTAGATGAAAAGGGTAAGGGTGATTTTCAAACCAAACCGGAATCATTTGAAGATTATCCAACAAAATTAATTGGTGACCAACTGCTTCTTAGCTCAGGTAGAATAATACTTTCAGCAAAAAATGCAGAAATGTTATTTTATTCAAAAAAGAATTATGGATTTATATCAGATGGTTCAATGTCAATTGATAACAAAGGTGGTATTGATATAAGTGTTGGTGATAATATTAATATTATAACAAATGATAGGGATATAAACTTTGTAACTGGAAATGGTACAATGTTTTTTGGCAGTGTGGATTTAGAAGCTATGGTTAAAGGTGAAACTTTAGTAGCTTTATTAGGTGAGTTGATTGACGCAATAGGGCAACAGCAATATTTAACACCAGCCGGTCCATCTGCACCAGGCCCAATAAACGCACCTGATTTTGGTATGATTAAATCAAAATTGAATAGTATTTTAAGTCAACGAAATCAATTATCATAAGATGTCTTGGGTAACATTTAAACAAAATATAATTAGATTAAGTGAAAATCCAAATGCAATTGGTGATATAGATTTGGTAGCTAAGACATATGCGCAAGAATATGATGCTTGTATAAAGAGGGGAACTGATACTATTAGTATGGCAAGTGTAAAGCAGGGTAATGTGGAAATGATGAAAACCTTATTTAAATTTGCATTACAACAAGGACAAGTATCACCACTACCATATGATTTGGTTGGTGCTATGGGTAGTGGTGTGATTGCATATTGGAGCTCGGCAGTTTTAAATGAATTTCCAATACCAATAATACCAGCACCTGGTACTGTTGGAAATATTGGAGTTTATTATAATATGGTAATTAGTCCCGGCATATGGAAGCCTGCATTTATAATCCCACCTACAACTACACCAAAAACATTAGTTGATATTTTTGTATTTTGGGCACAACAACATTTAGCAACAGTAACTGGATTAATTATTACAAATTCATTATATCCTCCACTTTCCACACCTGCTCCTGGTGTAATAAATTGGACTGGATATAAAGTTCCCAATGTTACTGCTAGACTAGGTGCACCCACTTCAACTATGTTATTTGGTGGTGCAACCGTAGTCTATGATGGAAACACATTATCACACAAAGGTTTCCCAGGTTGGCATAGTGGCAATGCAGTTGATATTTTTACAAAGATTGGTACACCATGTTATACACCAATTGGTGGCATAATAGAAGTAACATCAGATTATGGTCCTACTGTAATTGTTAAAGATGGTAAAAAATTATTCGGAGCGGGAATTGTAATACGAAGTGAAGATGGTAGAAAAATTTATATGACACATTTAAAAAATATGCCAAAGAATATATTAACGGGTGGTGGTAAACCTATTTTAAAAGGAACATTTGTAGGCGAAGTAATGGACTTTCCGGATAGTAGTGCTGACCATTTACATATAGGATTTATAGATGGTACTAGTTTTAAAGATTATATGTTATTGGATGGTAAAGGAACATTTTTGTAATATAATCCCAAAAATACTTAATTCAAATATTTATAAACATAACAAAACAAAGAATAGAATATTATGGACATGGATAAACTATTAGAAGCCATTCAAATTCTTATTAAAGAGGAGCTTAAAGAGCAATTACCTGCTTTAATTAAGGAAGGTGTGAAGGCTGAAATGAAAAAAATGCTATCTGAAACAAAAGTAGCACCAAAACCACAATCAAAGGGTATTTCAATGGCTAAGGCTATTTTGGAAGAAGAACCAATACAAGAATCGGTTCAAACCAAAACAGCACCAACAAAGCAATATAGCAAAAACCCAATGATTAACCAAATACTAAATGAAACCAGAGGTGGAATACCACAAGGTGATGGTGGATTTAGAACAATGAATTTTGGACAAGGTGATATGGGTTCAATTGTAGGTAAAACTGCAATAGCTGAAAAAATGGGATATGGTGAAATGACTAAAGGACCTTCTCCAACTGGATTGGGGGTAAATACTGGAGTAGCTGAAATTGATAAAGCATTGAATAGAGATTATTCTGAACTTGTAAAAAGATTTAAAAAGAAATAATGGCAATAGTATTAGGTAGTAAATTGGTAAAAGATACAGAAAAGTATAATGATTGGGCCATTGGTGTTGTATTGCCTATACAAATAGGTAATACTGGATTTAATCAATCATATACAACTGCTGTACAAACAAAATCAAATATAAAAAATTTATTACTTACTAAGAAATATGAAAGATTAATGCAACCAAATTTGGGAAGTGATTTGCAAAAAGTATTGTTTGAAATGAATGATGACAGTTTAGAAGAAAAAATAGAAAATGCAATAAACAATTCAATGGAAACTTGGTTACCATTTGTAACTATCGAAGATATATCAGTAGAGCAAACAAATGAATTGAAAGATGCTAATCAAGTAAATGTTTCTTTAAAATTTAGAATAGATAACAGTGTTAATTTGGAAACACTATCATTTAACGTTCAAGCATAACAAACATGGCAATCAATACAATAAATAAAAATTTTAAAAACAAAGGTAAAGATATTAAATACCTTAATAAAGATTTCTCTACATTTAGAGCTAACTTAATTGAGTTTGCTAAAACGTATTTTCCAAAAACTTATTCTGATTTTAATGAAACATCACCTGGTATGATGTTTATTGAAATGGCATCTTATATTGGTGATGTATTGGGATACTATATAGATGATACTTTAAAAGAATCATTAATGCCGTTTGCTGAGGATGAAACGAGTATGTTAGCATTAGCACAATTTTTAGGGTATAAGCCAAAAGTAACATCTCCTGCAATATCTACATTATCTGTATATCAATTAGTACCATCAATAGGAAGTGGATTTAATAATAGGCCTGATTCAAAGTTTTATTTGAGAATCAAAGAAGGTATGGCGGTACAATCACCTAATGGTATAGAATTTAGAACAACGAATCTTGTTGATTTTGAAGATGCAGCTGATAGAGAAATAACTGTATATGAAAGAGATGCAAATACTGGTGAACCTGTATTTTATTTAGCTAAAAAATATGTACAAGTAATTTCGGCAGTTGTAAATGAAAAAGAAGCATCTTTTGGTAATTATCAATCTTTTCAAACTATTGATTTGGAAGATACTAATATAATCTCTATATATGATGTTAGGGATTCTAATGGAAACAAATACTATGAAGTACCTTACTTAGCACAGGAAATGGTATTTATTGATTACCCAAACACAGAAGCAAATGACCAAGAATTATATCAATTCAAATCAACTGTACCATATATTTTAAAAACAATTAAAACTGCAAAAAGATTTACTACAAGAATAAATCAAAATAGTACAACAACAATTCAGTTTGGAGCAGGTGACCCAACGGCAAGTGATGAACAATTGATTCCAAATCTTAAAAATGTTGGATTGGGTTTACCAAATTCTATAAGTAGATTGGAAGAATCATTTGACCCAACTCT